TTGGCTGGGATACATTCAACAAACATAGAACTAAAAAAAACTCGGAATTATCTGAAGCATTAAATAGAGGAAAAGCAAAAGGTTTACAATTAGCAACAACTAAACTAATGGAAAAAATACAAGACGGAGAGTTTAACGCGATACAGTTCTATTTAAAATCAGCTGATCGCGATACCTGGTCTGACAAGCAAACAGTAGAACATACTCTCAACCTTAAAGACGCACTCACGCACGCAAGCGCCAGAATAATCCAGGGCAAAACAATAGAACAAGAAACGCTTAATCTAAAAGATGCTAAAGACTAACGCCAGCAAGCAAGCATGCATGCGTGCATATATTAGCAATGAATTAAAAGGTTGTGCGTTATTGCATGGACTCACGCGTTCACGCGTTCATGCATGGCTTAACAGCAACGCATACAGCGATAGTAAACACTTACTTACATAATGTTAGTTAGTACTTACTATCATTTAGACCCCCTGTCTTGCGTGAGCGGCGGGGTACAGTACATGGAACTGTTGCGATAATTTTTTGTAGGTAATTTTAATGAAATATAAACCAGAAGAAGAAAAACTATTAATGACTGAGCTTTGGTCACCAGTAATCAAAGACAATCCATTAAACTTCGTCAAATTCGCCTTCCCATGGGGAATGAAGGACACCCCCCTCGAAGACTTTAAAGGACCAAGGAAGTGGCAAGAAAAAATTTTGAGAGAAATGACAATACACATTCAACGTAATGGTGTTAAAGATTTACCAGAGATGTTTAGAATGGCAGTTGCTTCAGGTCGTGGTATTGGTAAATCAGCTTTGGTTGCTTGGATTATTCTTTGGATGTTATCAACAAGGTTAGGATCAACAATAATTGTTACTGCTAACACCGAACAACAGTTAAGAAGTAGAACATGGGCAGAGCTAGGTAAATGGCTCACGCTATCTATTAATTCTCATTGGTGGTCAAAGACCGCTACAACCATAAAACCAGCACCATGGTTTGATGAGGCTTTAGAGCGAGACTTAAAAATAGATACTGGTTATTATTATGCCCAAGCACAGTTATGGAGCGAGGAAAACCCAGATGCGTTTGCAGGCATCCATTCATCATACGGCGTATGCCTGATTATGGATGAAGCATCAGGTATTCCTTCTCCTATTTATTCAGTCAGCGAGGGTTTCTTCTCCGAACCCACGCCTAACCGTTTTTGGTTTACTTTCTCCAACCCACGCAGGAATCAAGGGCCTTTCTACGATTCCTTCCACAGCGCAAAACCATTCTGGAAGAACGAGCAAATAGACTCACGCACGGTTGAAGGCACGGACAAGGAACTCTTCAACAAGATGATTGAGCAGTACGGCGAAGATTCTACCGTTGCGCGCGTGGAGGTGATGGGCGAGTTCCCATCCGCGGATGATGATACTGTTATACCAATGGAACTAATTAAAAGCGCAGTCGATAGAGATGTCTCCCTTGCCGCAAGCGAGCCTATCGTTTGGGGTGTTGATGTTGCTAGGTTTGGTGGAGATAGCTCAGCCCTATGCGTGCGTCAAGGAAACCATGTGATTGAAATACAATCATTTGCTTCTATGGATTTGATGCAGTTTTGTGGCGTGATAAAAAATCGTTATGACGACTGCACCGCAATCGAGCGACCACAAGAAATATTGGTTGATGTAATTGGTTTAGGCGCAGGCGTAGTCGATAGACTGGCCGAGCAGAACTTACCTGTGCGTGGCGTAAATGTTGCCGAAGCACCTGCTACGAAAAAAAATTATTTAAACTTGCGTGCGGAGTTGTGGTTTGCTATTAAGGATTGGTTAGCACATAGAGATTGTAGATTACCAGATGATAGTGAGTTAGAAGCTGAATTAGCTTCCCCCTTATATAAATATACTTCTAGTGGTAAAATAAAAATAGAAAGTAAAGACGAGATGCGCAAAAGAGGTATTAAGTCTCCAGATAAAGCAGATGCGCTTGCATTAACAATGGCAAGTTCAGCTGCAAGTTTTAGTGGAAGTGGTAGTCAATTCGGCTATAATTTCAGACAACCTCTTAAATCAAGAATAATTAGAGTAGGATAAATGGATTATAAAATTGAAGATTTGATAAAAATGATGAACATACAAAATATGGGAACATTATATCAAAACAAAGATTTGCCTTTTGTAGACAGAGTTATTAATCCACAAGATTATCCAACCCCAAGTATTTTAGATGAAGGTGGTAGGATGCAAACACACTTTATGTCTGCTACGCCAGATAGAGAAGGTAATTGGTTTGCTTATCCAAACATAATTTTTGAAGATGGTAATTATAAAAAGTTAGACCTAAATGAAGATCAAGCTTTAGAATATGCAAAGAAATCTGGCAACATTATTTCTTTTGGTAAAAATAAAAACGCTGCAATAAATTTTTCAAAAAATTATAAACCAGAAGAGTTTAAAGAATATTACAAAGGACTTTTACAGGAATAAAGTATGGCAAAGAAATATAAAGAAGAAGAAATCATGGCCGCAGTACAAGAAGAAGGCGATATGAACGACCTAGTAGGCGTGATTAAATCCGAGATGGATGATGCCAAAGATTTCATACATCAAGTAGGCGCAGAAAGAGCTGAATCAACAGAATACTACCTTGGTACAGAGCCAGAAGGAACTAGCTCATTACAATCAGAGTTTGTATCTACAGATGTGCGAGAAAGTGTTTTGTTTATGTTGCCATCAATCATGCGTACTTTCTTTGGTACTAAGAAGATTGTAGAGTTTGTACCTAAAGGACCAGAAGATATCCAATTAGCAGAACAACAAACAGATTATATTAATTATTTAATCAGAGAAAAGAATCCTGGCTTCCAAGTTTTATATGATGTGTTCAAAGATGCGTTAGTAAGAAAAACTGGTTTTATTAAGGTTTTTTGGGATGACAGCGTAACTGCATCCACGCACGAATACACGAATATAGATCCACAATCCTACCAAGCATTAATCCTTGATAAGAATGTAGAAGTCGTAGAAGAATCAGTCACCAACGAAACCATTATTACTTTTGACCCTGTAAGCCAACAAGAGGTTACTCAAGAAATACCAGCAAGCTATGACCTAACCATTAGAAGATTAAAACCAAAAGACCAAGTATGTATTGAATCTGTACCACCAGAAGAAATATTAATTTCAAGACACGCACGCGACATAGAAACTGCTTCTTACGTTGCTCATAGAATGATTAAGTCCGTGTCCGACCTAGTAGCTATGGGTTACGACCAAGAAGAGATAGAGCAGTATGCAGGTTATGGCGGTAGTGCGTTAGATCCAGAAAGCTACGAAGAACAAGAAGCAAGAAACCCATTTGACAACATGGTATACCCAGATAGAAACGATGCTGGTGGTAAAGATGTTTTATACGTTGAGCATTACCTATACTATGACTTTGACGGTGATGGTATTGATGAGCGAATCAGAGTTTGCACAGCAGGTAACGGTTTAGAAGTTCTCAATGTAGAGCCGTGGGATGAACTACCAATATGTATGTTCTGTCCTGACCCAGAACCACACACAGCTATTGGCTCATGCCCTGCTGATTACTTAAAACCAATCCAAGCGGCTAAATCACAAATTATGCGTGATACTTTGGATTCACTAGGTCATTCTATTTTCCCAAGAATGGGAGTTGTTGAGGGTCAAGTAAATATAGACGATGTACTTAATACTGATATTGGTCAGCCAATAAGAATGAGAGCGCCAGGAATGGTACAACCATTTGCTGTACCTTTTGTTGGTAAAGAAGCTTTCCCAGTCCTAGGATATTTAGACGAAGCTAAAGAAAACAGAACTGGCGTATCTAAAGCAAGTGCAGGACTTAACGCAGAAGCCTTACAGTCTACAACCTCCGCAGCCGTAACTGCTACTATGAGTGGTGCGCAAGGCAGAATAGAACTTATATGCAGACATTTTGCTGAAGGTGGCTTAAAAGCTATGTTTAAAACAGTAAATAACTTGGTAATCAAGCACCAAAATGCACAAGATGTCTTTAGATTAAACGGTAAATTTATACCTGTAGATCCAAGATATTGGGATTCAGACAAAGATATGGTAGTCAATGTAGCTATATCTAAATCATCTGACCAAGAAAAGTTCCAAGTTTTAACTCAAGTTGCAGGAAAACAAGAACAAATATTACAATTATTAGGGCCACAGAATCCTCTAGTGTCAATGCAACAATATGCTAATACTTTGACTAGAATGATCGAGCTAGCAGGCTTCCAAGATGCACAATCCTTTATAAATACAGAAGTTCCGCCTATGCCTCCACAACCGCAACAGCCTCCACAACCAGACCCAGCTGCTTTATTAGCACAGGCTGAAGCTCAAAAGGCACAGGTACAAGCTCAGAAAGCTATCATTGATGCAGAGACAGATAGAATGAAAATTATCATGGATGATGATAGACAAAGAGATATCGAAGAGGCACAACTTAGGATTAAAGCTTTAGAGCTACAGGCTAAGTATGGTGCGCAAATAAACATTGCAGAAATTAATGCTATTATGGAGCGAGACAGAGAAAATATTAGACAAAATGCAAAAGATCAAGCTCAAGGATTATTTACAGGCAATGTACCACCAACACAAAATATTTAATTTAGAAGTATTGGAAGGCGATATGGTTTACGTTGGTAAAGATATAAAAGCAAAAACTAAAGATGACGCATTAAGAATTATGTCGCTTATGTCTGGTGGTGAAGTTAATTCAGATTCGGAAATTATATTTATTGAACAGAAGGAGTTGCACTAATGAAATACATAAGAAAGTTTTGGGTATGGTTAAAAGAAACGATACATAAATTTTTAAACTGGTTTGATAGTTTTATGACACCAGCACCAGTTGTTAAAAAAAGAGGTAGACCAAGGAAGAAAAAATAATGAGTATTACATATAGAGGCGAAAGGTTTAGCGGTTACAACAAACCAAAACGAACACCAGGCAAATCTAAAAAGTTTGCTGTTTTAGCTAAAAAAGATGACCAAGTAAAACTTGTTAGATTTGGTGATCCTAAAATGACAATCAAAAAAGACCAACCAGCTAGACGTAAATCTTTTCGCGCTAGACATAAGTGTGATACCAATCCCCCAGATAAATTATCAGCTAGATATTGGAGTTGTAAAAAATGGTAGCAAAAAAGAAAGGACCAGTTCCAACAAACCCAGCCCTATACGCAAGCGTGAAAGCTGCCGCTAAAAGAAAGTTTGATGTATACCCTAGCGCGTATGCTAATGCATGGCTGGTTAGAGAATACAAAAAGAAAGGCGGCAAATATAAAAATGCCTAGAGATACTGATGGCTTAGCTAAATGGTTTAAAGAGAACTGGGTTGACATAGGTTCTAAAAAAAAAGATGGAAGCTATGAAAAATGCGGTAGAAAATCTGCCAAAGGATCTAAAAGAAAATATCCTAAATGCGTGCCAGCTTCAA